AATAAAGCTATTGCTGTTTTAGACTTTGGGTCTGATAAAGTATCGACTAACGGTACATTTACAATTTCATTCCCTGCTGCTGCTGCATCGACTGCTATTATCACACTTTCATAGTCGAGGTTAATCGTCTATGTCTGTGGTTACTAGTGGATACAGTAGAAATACTTGGAACTCAGGTGCATGGAACCGTAGTGTTGTAGATCGATCGGTTACTGTAACGGGAGTTTCTCTATCTACTGCTCTTCGTTCTGTAGAAGTAACTATTCCAGGCACGGCTTTTGTAACTAACGTAGGAATAAATTTATCTCTTCGTAATGTAACTACAACAGCTAATGCTAGTGTATCCGTTACCAGAGCAAATATAGGATTTAGTTTACGTTCGGCAACTGTTGAAGTTATTAAAACACATAATGTTACAGGGGTAGCATTAGTAACTACACTGAGAAGTCCATCACTTACTGGTAGTCCAAAAGTTTCTTTAACAGGATTATCACCAAGTTTTACATTAAGAGATGCTATAGCTTTCTTTGGAACAAATGTTATACCATCACAAGCATCAGCAACTTTCGCAACAGGCAATGAAAACACAGAAGCTGGAGCTAACCCAGTTATATATAACGGTGGTAAAACATTTAAAGTAACAGTTGTAAATGTAGGTGGTAGTAATAAATACTTTATAGATGGCAGACAACAGTATGGTTTAAATTTAGTCAAGGACCGTGCACTATTTACCTTTGATCAATCTGATAGTTCTAATAGTGGTCACCCATTACGATTTTATTTAGATGAAGGTAGAACTATACCTTTTACAACAAATGTACAAACGATAGGAACTCCGGGTAATGCTGGGGCTTATACACAAATCTTTGTTGCGAATGATGGTCCAACTACATTATACTATCAGTGTAGTATACACGCAGGCATGGGTGGAAAAACAAACTTCCAACCATTAATTAGGACGAGAGTTATTTCTCCAAATATTAATGGTGATGGTAACTTGGTACTAACAGGAGTTAGTGCTAAATTTAGAACAAGAGTTAGAGGTATCTGGACACCTAAAGTTTTTGGAGGAACAAACGAAACGTGGAAGGCTAAACAAATATGAGCATAACATACAATCAATTGGTAAATAGAATTAAGACGACAAGTGAAGACACAAGTACAGAGTTTGTAGGAGACATACCAGCTTTTATTGAAAGAGCCGAAGGAAGGCTTACAAGAGAAATAGATTCATATGGTGTTGTACAGTATGCAACATCAAACATGGTTATTGGTGATCCATTCTTAACTAAACCATTAAACACATTAATAATTAAAAACTTAAATATTTTAAAGTCTGATGGCACACGAATTAATTTATTACAAAAGACTGATGAATATTTAAATGATTATTGGCCACAACGCACAAGTACGGGTGTACCTCGTTATTATGCTAACTTTGGATTTGATAGGTTGTTAGTATCACCTACACCAGTATCGGCTTATGATTGTGAAATGTCTTATATTGTCCAACCAACAGCAGCTACTTCTGTGCATCAAGAGAATTTCTTTACACAATATTGTTCTAATGCATTGTTTTATGCTAGTATGAAGGAAGCCTGTATGTTTATGAAAAATTATACAGCTGCTCAAGTTTGGGAACAAGAATACCAACGAGCATTTACTGACTTACTAAATGAAGCCAGAAGAACAAGACAGGATGATATGAGAAACAATGCCTCACCAGCTGGAGGTGATAACACATTAGTAAAAGGAAGTAATTAATTATGCCAAGTAGTTATACAACAAGACTTAGATTAGAAAAGCAAGCTGATGGAGAAAATGCGAATACCTGGGGTGATCGTCTTAACCAACAAGTAATTGACATGGTGGACGAAGCCGTAGGTGGTGTCGTCGTTGTCAGTACAACAGGAGCAACAACTTCATTAACAGCTAGTAACGGAGCAGCCGACCAATCTCGTAATGCCGTATTAAGAATTGAAGGAACATTAGGATCAAACTCAACTATAGTGATCCCTAGTGTTGAAAAATTATACGTTGTTGACAACCAAACAACAGGTGGCACATATACCGTTAAATTAAAAACAGCCGCAACAACAACAAACATTATAGCCCCTCGTGGTGGTTCAAAGTTTATTTATTGTGATGGAACAAATGTACATAATGCTGTTGACCCAGTAGGTGTAAGTGCACTATCTACAGAAGGTGGTGCTGTTGGTCCTATTACAGTAGGTGGCACGGTATCGGCTACGGCAGTTGCGGCTACTCGTATGACTGCTACAAGTATTTCAAGTTCAATCACAGATACTACCAAGTTATTTGCGACAACAGCTATATCTGTTAGTGCTGTTGATTCACTAGGTAAACAATTAAGAATTACAAAGTCGGCTGTAGCTGACATTGTTTCATTAACTGATGCATCAACAATCTCGGTAAACTTCAACAGTGGTCAAAACTTTGATGTTAGATTAGGTGGTAGTAGAAACTTAGGTGCTCCAACGAATGTTCAATCTGGACAAACAGGAAGTTTCTTTGTTCGTCAGGATGGTACTGGATCAAGAACTTTATCATTTAATAGTGTTTACAAGTTTGTTGGGGGTACGGCTCCTACACTAACAACGACAGCTTCTGCCGTCGACCGTATTGACTACGTTGTGTTATCGAGTTCTAGTGTGCATATGGCGGCATCACTAGATGTTAAATAATACAAGAGGTATAAATGGTATTTCAAAATAATGTTCTTATGGGTGCAAGTGGATCTGGCACAACCACACATACAATAGACCAATCAATTAGGTTTAATAATGATGATAATGCTTATATGTCAAGAACTCAAGACACAGCGGATAGTAAAAGAAGATTAACCTTTTCTTGGTGGATGAAAAGAGGTTCATCTTTAGGTACGGAAATGGCTGTAATTTCAGCGGGTGCAAGTTCACGATTTATGGTTAGATTTAATACAAGTGATAAACTTACATTTAGATTGACAAATGGAACAACTGAAAAAACAATGACAACTGATATGGTATTCAGAGATGTTAGTGCATGGTATCATTGTGTATGGATTGCTGATTGCACTGCTAGTCCAGATTTTTCAAGATTATATGTAAATGGTTCTTTAGTTACAATGACAGGAACGCAACCTAGTGCAGATACTGATTTTGCTGGATATGGAGATGGTTCAGTAATGGGTATATCTACATTAGCACATTCATTAAGTTCACAAGAATTTGATGGATATTTAGCTGAAATGGTACTTATTGACAATGATGCTTTATTGCCAACATCATTTGGTGAATATAATAGTTCTGGTATTTGGATTCCAAAAGATGTAAGTGGTCTGACATTTGGCACTAACGGTTTTCATATTGATGGTAGAGATAGTGCAGATTTAGGAGATGATGAGTCTGGGCAAGGGAATGATTTCACAACAAGTGGACTTGCAGCACATGACCAAGTGGCTGACTCACCTACCAATTCATTTGCAGTTTTAAATCCTTTAGATGAAAGAGGAAGTGGAACACTATCAGATGGAAATTTACAAATGGCTTTTGGAGCAACTAATGATAATGTAACTGCAACACAAGGTTTAAATACTGGGAAATGGTATTGGGAGGTTTACATAGTTGATAAAGATGACCCATATGTAGGTGTTCAAGATAGTGGAGTAGCATCAACTGGATACACAGAAGATGCAGTGGCTTTGTGGGTAGATGGTGGATATATATATGAAGATGGTTCAGATACTGGTGATAGAAGTACAACTTATGCTAATGGAGATATTGTTGGAGTTGCATTTGATGTAGACAACAAAAAAATATGGTGGTCAAAAAATGGACAATGGTATTCTGCTGATGATTCAAGTACAGCCACAATTAATATATCAGAAGTTGAAGCTGGTAATCAAGCCCAAGTAATTACAAGAAGTCCAGATTTTTTTATGCCGTTTGTAGGAAATTACAATACTGGTACTGTTATAATGAACTTTGGACAAGAAGGAACATTTGCTGGGAATGTAACTGCTGGTGGTAATAGTGATGGTAATGGAGTGGGTAATTTTAAATATAGTGTTCCAAGTGGGTACTTGGCACTTTGCACAAAGAATTTAGGGAGTTAATATGGCAACACCAACAATACCAAATGGCGAAGAATATTTCTTTCCGATAATCTACGAAGGAAACGGAGCTGGGCAGAGGGTCGGTAAGTTTGTACCTTTTACAAATAATGGCACGATTTCTAATAGTGTTATATTTAATCATTCAGATACTACAATGCAACTACAACTACCTGCACCTGCCTCTGCAGGTAATCA